AATAGCCAAAGGAAATCTACCCAATAAAACTTCTTTTAGGAAGGGGCTTATCCCTTGGAATAAAGGCTTACATGTCTTTAATGGGGGAGGCGTTAAAAAAGGTAATATTCCCTGGAACAAGGGATTAAAAACCGGTTTAATTCCAAAAACAGCTTTTCAAAAAGGATTAACCCCCTGGAACAAAGGTAAAGCATATCCTAGTCCTTGGTTAAATAAACATAGAGTTGAATTTGCAAAACGACTAAGGGGGGAAACTAATCCAAACTGGAAAGGCGGTATTACCCCAATAAATAAAGCGTTAAGAGAAAGCCTTGAATACGAGGAATGGAGAACTAAAGTCTTTGAACGAGATTTATATACTTGTCAAAATTGCGGACAGGTAGGTGGTAGATTAGAGGCTGATCATATAAAGCCTTGGAGTCTATATCCCAAATTACGTTTTGAGTTGTCTAATGGCAGAACTTTATGTTATGAGTGTCACAAGGAAATTGGGTGGAATTTGTTTAGGGAAAATAACCCAAAAAAGAATCAAAAGTTTAATAGTAAATTGGAGGTATTATCGTGTTAAGTTGGCAATCGCAATATTCACTTTTCCAGCAACTGACTTCAGACGTAGACAGTAGTAATTTGGCTATGGGTAAAACTTTGATTCGTGAAGGTCAAAGAAGATTACAGGCCATCCTAGGGATATATTATATTGAAGAAACGAGAAATTTCACGACTGTTACAGACGCACTCTCCGGCACTTCAAACAAGGCCTATCCCCTGCCCGAGAACTTTAAGGCTCTATCGGATCTTTATGTTACGGTCGGCTCTACGCAGTATCAGGCTACCCTCATTCAGGACGAGGAGATTTGGAGGCAGATGTCTTCAACCACTACGCAGTCTACCTCAAACTTTCTTCAGTTCTGCTTTATAAGGTGGGATCGCATAGAGCTTTATCCTATTCCCTCATCCGCACAGACTGCTACGATCATTTATCAGGCACAGGCCAAAGACCTTCAGGCGGATGATTACGCCACAGGGACTATTACTACACTTACGAACGGTGCGTCTGCGGTTACAGGGTCAGGTACTACCTTCACTTCTGCTATGGCAGGACGGTATTTCAGAATAGACGCTGATGGGGAGTGGTATAGGATCTCGTCTTTTGGGACTACGACCACACTTACGCTTGCTACCAAGTATCAGGGGATATCCATAGCTGCTGGGACTTCTGCTTATACGATAGGCCAGATGCCTCCTACGCCTGCGGATACGCACGAGCTTCCGGTTTATTATGCGTGCTGGAAGTATTATATGTTCCGAAAGGACGTTCAGATGGCTCGGGAATTTGAGAGAATGTGGAAGGAGGGTGTTAAGGATTCCGAGGTGGCATGGGCCAACAGGTCGGCGAGTCAGGTTACCCGCGCATATCCTTATGCTAAGAGGAAGCTGCCTGTTAACCCTAACTACTGGCCGGAGAACATGAGTTAATATGGCACGCATATTTATACCGCAGTCCCGCTTTATGGGGATTTCCTACTCCGAGAAGGAGGGGGCTAAGTCCTCTTTCCTTTGGGGGCGTTCCGTTGATCATCGCTCGGATCCTACCAAGCTTAAGATTTTACCTCGTACGGAGAAGGTTTCAGGCTCTGTTGTTACGGACCTTATCCTAGACGGGGATCGTCAGGGAACGGACACATACCTCTATGGAGATGGCGGGGGAATATACCTTAGGAGTTCTGCCGAGTCTTGGTCAAAGCTTAGAACGGTCGCTAATTCTACCGGCAACGGGATGAAGTATTATGGAGAGGATTCCTATCTTTACTATACTTCTGATAAGGTTTTAGGACGCTATGGCCCCTTCGGCGGGACGCAGACTTTTGTAGATGATTTTCTTGGCGCACAGGGTGGAGTTCCCCTCAACACTCCCTCTCTTGATTTGGAGTCGGGTTCTTCTCAGTATGCCACGGCAGCCGATTCCGCTTCTTTATCTATTACAGGAGACCTTACAATGGAGTCTTATGTTAAATTTGAGTCCTTGCCTACGGTCGGCAATTCAATGGTCTTTCAGAGCAAGTGGAACGCGGATACTGCTCTTAGAAGTTACCTTTTTGAGCTTTATGCTATTTCAGGGTACTTTGGCGATGGAGATTCGGGAGCGCTAACTATCTCATCTAATACTACCCAAGCACCTGTTGACTCTGCTTGCACTGGAACTGCCGCCGCCTATACTCTCTCCGCCACGAATGCCTCTTTTGCGGCGGGGGATAAACTCTTAATCCATCAATCTCGGGGTACAGGAGCGGGTAAATGGGAAAGAAACGAAATCGCAGGATATACGGCAGGAACTATCACGCTTACTAATGCTCTTACTAATTCCTATACCACAGGCGCGCAGGTTATCGTCTTGGAGGAGTATACAAATGTTACTGTTAATTCCACTAAGACTTGGACAGCTAAGGCTTGGAACGGGACAGTTGGGGGGATACTATGTTTTTTGGCTTCAGGAACAGTTACTGATTCTGGCACCATAAGTGCTATCGGAAAAGGATTTGATAATGGTGTTTATGGGGCAGGCAGTCAAGATGGCGCTCAGGCAGAAGGAACCTCTGGGGCTGGAGGAACAAGGACACAGGCCGCCAATGGTTCTGGTGGCGGAGGAGGTAAATATTCTGCTACTAACGATACTGGGGGAGGAGCGGGCGGAGGCCATGCGGCGTCGGGAACTAATGGAACTGGGGCGAATGGAGGAACAGGCGGGGGAACATCTGGTACGGCGGACCTTACTACGCTTACTTTCGGCGGTGGCGGAGGAGGAGGTGGAGGATCAACCGCTGAGATTGGCGGAGATGGAGGAGAGGGTGGAGGTATCATTTTTATAATTGGAGTTACGGTTGATGCAAGCGGAGGAACAGCGGTAAGTGCAAATGGTAGTAATGGTGGAACTCCAGCGGGAGGCGCAGGAGGAGGGGGCGGAGCAGGTGGTTCTATTTTTATTAAGGCACAAACCGCTACTCTTGGAGCAAGTAAATTAACCGCAACTGGAGGGGCTGGAGGAGCAGGAGGAGCGTATGGTTTCAGTGGCGGTGCTGGTTCAACAGGTCGTATCCATCTTGATTATTACACTTCCTACACGGGAACGACAAACCCAACCTTAGATGTAACACAGGACAATACTTTAGTAACAACCACTGCCTATCAACTTCGTCTTGGCATATCCTCAACTGGAACAAATGAGGAGTTTTTAACTAAAACATTATCGGTTGATCCCGCTACAGGGACTTGGTATCGGTATGCTGTTTCGTGGGACGCTTCTGCCTCACTTGCGGAGTTTTATCTTGCAGGAGCGTCTTTAGGGACTTCTACGGGAACGCTTACCTCTATACATAACAACGCTACTCTTTTTGCCGTAGGTGCGAAGTTTACGACAGGCACGGCAGGAAGTTTCCTTGATGGCAAAACCGAAGATAACAGGATTTTCAACGATCTTAGGACAACTAACGAACTCTATACATATAAAGACGTTGAGATAGGAGGGTCAACCGCTAATCTTCAAGGATATTGGCAGCATGATAACTCCGTTTCCGATTCTACGGCTAATGCTAATAATTTAACTCTCGTTAACGCTCCTGTTTATACAACAGATGTACCTTTCTCATCTCCTACGACAAGGTTGGACTTAGATCAATCTCTTGATACCTCTGCGCAAACCTACGCTTTGCCAACCGCCATAGACGAAGGCGCTACTCATAGACAATCATTCGTTCCTGCCAAAGACCCGCAGAAGTCTGTTGAAGTTAATATCAGCGTCATAGGCACGACTGCCGATTGGACCTTAACAGTTCACGACGGGCTTAATAGGGAAATTGCGGCAAAGACTGTTACCAACGCAAACCTTAATACTGGAGACTTTGAGTTTACTTTCGCTTCTGTCTGGCGGCCTCTTATTGGAGCTACTTATCACTTTCATCTTACGGCTACGAATACTACCGGTGCGCCGGCAGTTGTTACCACCACGCTTAATGATCTTGAAACTGCCGATTTTCATTCTTATTATCAGTTCTTGGTTGAGGACGATCACCACCCCATTGAGCAGATTGTCAACCTATTAGGGATAGGAAACGAGAGATATTTAGCCACTTGGAATGGGATTACTTATTCTCCCCATAAATTAACTTTACCATCCGGTTATCGCATCCGGTGTTTAGGAACTTGGCGGGAGTATCTTGCAATGGGGGCTACCAGAGGAACTAATGTCTCCGATTACGATCAGGGAAGGATATTCTTCTGGGACGGAATTCATACCACTTACAACTTTTATATTGATGTACCAGAAGGGGGAATTAACGCAATTCTCTCAGGCGACCCTCTTTATTTTATGGCGGGGTATTCAGGGGACTTTATGTATTATTCGGGAGGCGGAGCGGAGAAGATCAGAAGAATGCCTAAAATTGTCACAGCAGATACCCTGGAATTCAACCGCAAGGCTATTGCCATGTGGAGAGCCTTAGTTCATATAGGAATGGCGGAGAATTCAACCTCTACTACCATAGAACGAGGAATTTATTCATGGGGGACTTTACATAGAGAAGTTTCACCCGCCATGAGCTTTGATTATCCGTTGAGTTTAGGAATTACAACTGGCGCTACTCTTGAGATCGGCATGGTTTTCCCGATAGGCTCTGATCTTTTAATCTCATGGAGAAACGACACATCTTACGGGGTTGATAAGGTAAGCCCGTCTAATTCTCCTTTTTCTACGGCAACCTGCGAGTTCTTGATATCGGCGTTGGCTTCAATCAGATAGACCGGATATGGGTGTTCTTGGTTAAAAAGGTAGTCCCGGTGCTTCTTGCTGTTCGCATCCGCGGAGTAAAGATATTCCTTTGGGTGGATCTCGAACAGCCTGTCAATGCGCGGGAAGCCGTGCAAATGCCCATGGTTCAGCGTCCATAGCTCCATGCCATCGGGCAGGCTGTACGCCATGGCGTTGCTGCGTTTCGAGAAGCCTACCAGGGCGACTTGCTTAGACATACTCCCGCCAATCTGCGCGCTCCAAAGCGGTAACGCCTGTGGGGGTGCTAAGATTGACAATCCTGCGCGGTATTCTTGCTCCTGCAAATCCGTCTCTCAATTCTCGGTATCCGGCATCCCAGGCTTCAACATCTCCGCCCGTTCTGCCTTGCCCGTAAAAGTGCATCCCGTCTGCGCTGTTGTCCAGCCCGACGCACAGCAGGGTAGTAAAGCCCATGTAATAGGCTATCCCCATGGCGGCGTGGATCACGTTACTAAACGTCAACCCTGGCTTATCCAGCATATCAGGCGGGTTGCCGCTCATCTCATCCAGCCACAGCGCGCCAGGGCGGTGCAGGTAGCGGGTTATCTTGTTACCCTGCCACGCGT